CATCACGACTAAGCGTGTGGCGCTCTTTCAACAGCCTAATCATGTCTTGCGTGATTGCGGACACAATTGCTTCTGCGGGTTTCATGCAAAGCAAGCCAACAAAAGCGTCAGGAACGCCATAGAAGCCACAGCGTATGCTTGTATTGGTACTGTGTTAGCTTCACGTTTTTCTTTGCTGTATTCGCCTGTAATCATAATTGCACCTGATAATTTGTACGAACCACTTTATACACGATGGCGTCTTGGGCATCCGTCAAACTAAGTATTTTTTTCCCACCGTCTTTGTAAATTTTGGTTGAAACCGCATCAGTTAAAAACCAACCAGTTGGTTTACGCGTCAGAGTAACGCGCGTACCGTCGCGAGAATATTTGTAAGCATTCGGCACTGATGAGCCACTAGTCGCATCAAATATCGCGCCAGGAAAATGTTTTTTTGCGCTGAGTAGCTCTGTCAATCTGCTTTCAGCGTCTACCGTCAAATTTTCGATTTGATCAAAGCGCACATAAGTATGCGCGGTAGAGCGTAAATTGATTTCACGCAAAACTGCTTCGATTTTTTGCGAGTTTGCTTGTGTGATTTTGATTTCTTTCATTTTGTTTCTCCTGGAATGTGTAAACAATATTAACACACTATTTACACTATTTAATAAGTGTTTACCCTAGCTTTGGTGTCATAACTGATTACGGTAGCATCTTAAGTCAAGTAATACACATAAATTTGCTTTGGCCCACAAACGTATTGCTCTTTGTCAACTTTCTTGCGATTTACTTTGTTTGATTTTACATAGCGCACCAAAGTGCATTGAACGGTAGACATCATTAGATTTAAACTTGTCGCAATTTCTTGCGTGTCGCAATTTGGGTGTTCACGAATGTAATCAATAATTTGTGATGAAATCATAGTTTTTCCTTAAAGTTTTAAGATTTGTAACATTGCATCTTGCCAACCGTTGCCAACAATAACTGTATGGTCAATTGATTTTAGGTACTCAATCCAATCCTTTTGTGCTGGGCTTAAAACGCCACCAGTTCGACGTTTCATTTCAACCCATACATTCCATTCAGGAACATATAAATCAGGAACTCCTGCGGTTGCTCCTGTTGCCTTTAACCGTGTTGCGGTCACAATATTACGTTTCCCGCCATTAGGAATTGAAAATATTCTTACTCTTGGGTATTCGGTTCTAAACCACCTAATAAACATAGTTTGTTCCCAATCTTCAGTAGGATTAGTATTCATAATATCTGCCCTAAAACTTTGTTGAGCGCATCAAGCTCGGTCATTTTCATAACTCGCCACATATTTTTCTGCCCATGAATGCCATTTAAAGACCCTTGGTGGCAATCTTTACACAGAGGTATGCAAAGGTACTGCTTGTGTTGCTCAATGTGGTGTGCATCGCTTGGTGGTGGTGCATCGCATACAACGCATGGCAATGACTTAATCATGCCAAGGTGCTTGCGCTCTTTTGCGTTCAATTTATTGTTCATCGCCGTACATCTTTTGTAGTTCATCGTCATGCATCTTTTGTAGTAGCACAAACGCATCTTTCAATATGTCTAACCTTGTACTAGTATCCTCGTTACTAAAATATTCACTACTTTTTAACGTTACTTCGTATTTTTCTTCATCAAAGAATATTGCAATCGCTCTCATTTTTCTGCTCCGTAAATTCTTTATAAAGTGTTGCTCGGTCAATGCGTGTCGCGTGTTCTAAAAAGTCAAACATTCTTGCGCCTTGGGCTTTGTCTGGGTACGCAGATTTAACTAGTCGATAGCGGCAACCTACACATTTATTGTCGTAGATTGAACCGCTAAGGTCACATTTGTTGCATTGCATCAAAAAGGCACGTCGTCACTTATGTCAGCCAATTCTTGCTTTGGTGCTTGCTTAACTGGTTTAGGCGGTGCATCTGCCTTATCATTTGAGCCAGTCAACCCAACATCTTGTACGATACCCTCAAGTGAAACACCTTGCGTACCATCTTTTGATGTGTATTGGTTAACGTTTACATCTGAAATCTCAGCGTAGATCAATTGTCCTTTTGCAAGATATGGCGCAAGCGATTCCGCACGTTTACCAAATAGCGAGGCGCGTACCCATTGGCTTTTCTTTTCTTTGCTGTAATTGTACGCAAGACTTAACTGTAAAATAGCCATGCTACTCGATGAATACCTAAGTTCAGGCTCGTTCCCGATTCTTGCTAATCCTAATAATTTCATACTTCCTCCGTTGTTAACTGCTCAAACATCTGTTCAACTTCATCTAAAAACTTTACAGCTTCAGCCTCGACATTTTTAATTTCGTCTGCTGTCGGCTCGTACAACCTGATAAACAATTGTTTGCCTTTTGGCATTCTTGGGTCAAATGATGCGAACCATACTGCTTTTCCTGTACAAGCTGATTGCACAGACATTTGCGGTTTGTATTCATCTGGAATCACACCACCAAGCAAATACTTAAGGTGTGTTGCGGTAGTTGGGCATTTAATCTCAATTGCCCTGCCATCACTTACAAACCCATCAGGTGACGCACCAAAGTACTCAATCATAGGGTGATCAATAAAGCCTACGTCTGTTATTTTTAAGCCAGCATGAGATTCAAATGCTTCTTTTGCCATTGCTTCGTGATCAATGCCCCACTGCATTGCAGAGTTTACAAACTTCGGCACAATGTTATCAGTTAACCGTTCTGCAAGAATCTCAATCTTAAGGTCTTTGCGTGCAGCAGAATCGCCTCCGCCTTTTAGATACGACATTGCCGAGGCCATGCGTGAAGCTGTAATTTTTCCTATTCTTGCGTTAAACCATGCGCCAGTTCCCTGTTTTGCGTTTTCCTCTCTCATGCTTCACCTTTAATTTGTTTACCCAATGTGGCAACTTCTGTTTTGATAGACGCACGCTCAGGCGCAGTCAATTCAGCCCACAGCCCTTTAACTTCGGCCTCAGTCGTCATTCCTGAGAGCAACGCAAGCAATTCAGGCTTACCGCGTGGTTCAGGTTCTGCTACAGGCTCGCTATATGGCAAATCCTCACCTGCATATATATAAAGACCAAGACCGTGCGCAGCAATCCCTTTTACAAGGCAACGCATCATGTTTTTGTTGACCTGAAACGAATCTGGGTTTTTAATAGCCTGGTTGCGATGATCCATAACAGGCAAGTGCATTGTGATGGCTTTTTCAAATGCGGTAACGGTGCATGACACCATCATTGATTCACCAAACATTTGCGGTTCGTGAAACACCCAGTTGGCAGTTTGGTCTTGACGCATAAGTTGGTCAACAGCGTGTGCCCAAGAAAGGTAAGATAAATTATTTTTTTTCTCAATGTGTTTGCCAATGTCAATCTTGGCTAATTGTTCAAAGTGGTTCATTTTTGTTTCTCCAATTTATATTTTGCGTAACGCGTGCCGTTACCGTCTAGCATTATGGTCGTTATATCAAAGCCTTTGCCCCGCAGTTTAAACACAATGTCAGCAAGCCGTGTTGCACGAAATAATTCAAACGCTTGCCAACTGGTGATGGTCTTGCCTTTTTTTAGGTGAGCAAACACCGCATCGGTCTTAGTCATAATGCCTCCACGGTTATACGGTACACAGTACCGTTCTTGTCGACAACCTCTAGCATGCGCTTGCCCACCTGAGAATAAACGTCATACGCGTGTTCTACGTGCTCTACACGGTCAGATTCACGCAAGGCGTGTAAGCATACGTCTGCCAATTGGTCAGCATACACAAACAGGGCTGTGGTTTTCATCTTAAAATTCCTTTAAATAGGCTTTATTTAAAAAATATTTAATTAGTTTTTTATCTAATTTGTGATTGCTACATGTCTCGTATCCAAAAACAGTCGGATATTCTGGAATTTTAAAAGTTTCTCCTGAATAACAAACTTCCACACCTCTATTTACTGGTGTTAACAATTTGCAAACGCCTGGAGATTCAATCCAAGCAATTATTTTTAGATGCTTATTTTCTTCTTCAATTTCATAAAAATTTTGAAAATGTTTGCAATATGCACAAGTTTTCATCGCGGAATTAACGTGTATCTGTCCTGTTATTTCAGTTTTCATTCTGCGCCCTCCAAGTATTCACGATTACTGATACCGTAAAATTGCTCAACTTCTTCGGGTTCAATAGACTGGATAACTTCCCATTCATCAGGAGTCACGTCTAGCAAAGCATCGTCAATATGGTCATCGTCTTTTGCGTACACAATAGCGCACACTTTTTGCACGCGGGTAGAGTAAATTTTGAACATTGGCATTTGGTTTCTCCGTTGTATGGTTTACAATTTTTTAGGGTATTGGGCTATGGCTTGTTTTAAAAACAACAAAGATTGT